TTAAAAATTTGAATTTAGAGGAGTTTACTTTAATATGGGACAAACTCTATACTTCATATTGGAAAGATGACATAACGTATTCTATATGTTATGATGAAGTCTGTGATCTAGAAGCTTCTTTCTAATGTCTAAGAAAAAGAAACCAGAACAAAGAGAGTACGCAAAAGATCGAATGGAATACTTTAGAGAATTCCATCGAGTGATCGCACCTGTTGTAGTTTTAAAAAAAGATGACTAAGATTTATGCGACTATGATAATTGCTGCAATAGCATGGTGTGCTGCATCAGCAGAAGCTTGTAGTCCTCGTTTGGATGGTGAACCTACTGTTTGCCCACCATATGATGAACTTCCTAAACCAAAACCTTCTTTACCAAAAGAAGAGTTGAGAGGTGATATTGATGTTTATAATATTCACCACTGGACAGCTATACAAGATATGTTTATCAGAAATCAAAGAAGAGAAAATATAGAAAAAAATGCCACCCATCCTACGGATGCTATTGATGATGCACTAAGTGATTTTTATGAAACACATTCTATTTGATTTAAAATATTGTCTCTCAAATCATCTTTTAGATGATGAAGAGTATGTCAAAGAAAGTTTAAAACTTGCAGCAGAAGCAGCAGGTTGTGAAATATTAAAAATAGATTCACATAAATTTGACCCTCAGGGTGTAACTGCTTATGCGTTACTTGCTGAGAGTCATATGAGTATTCACACTTGGCCAGAAAACAGTATTGCTAAATGTGATATATTTACTTGTGGTGTTGATAACGAACCAAAAAAGGCAATAGATGTTTTACATGAACGTTTTAAATCACAAGAAATTAAAAGATGGGCTTGTACTAGATCTTAGTAACCGCCACCATATCCTCCCGAAGATCCAGAAGAACCGCTAGAACTTGAACCAGAACTGCTAGAACTAGAGGAACTAGAAGAAGACGAAGAACTACTACTGCTGCTACTTGTGCTTGTTGTGCTCGTGGTGGCAGTTGATGATGTACTTGTATCTGATGTGGTAGATGTTGCTGTTCCTACTGATGCAGATGACGTAGGTCCGTCATCAAATGTTATCGCACCAGTTGTTTGAGATTGCTGAGTAACATTGATACTTCCACTAACATATCCAATTTGATCAAGGAATCTACCTGCAATACTGAGTTCTGTTTTCTTATTACCTTGTTTATCAACTTCCTCACAAGGTTCATATGCAACTAACTCATCAAATTCAGATACTATAATTTCTACAATACCTGGTGTAGGAACTTGTATTAAACGTTTCTTTTCATTTTCATAATCTTCATATTCAAAGTTTGATACGGGATATATTGAATTAACTTCACTTTCTATGGTTCCGTCTGGTAATTCTGCTCTAAATGAAACATTTACTTCATTACCTCTTTCAATATAAACCTGATTGTTATATAAAACTTCTTGAGTTTCATAATGATGAACTCCGTCAGGTTCAGCATACTTGTTTTGCACATATTCTTGTAGATAGTAATTATCTTTTGGCCACTCTTCATATACATCTGTGATATTATTAATCAAGCATATAATCCAGTCATAATATGGATTATTAAACAAAGTCATTGCTAACTGAGATATCGACGTATTCTCTGGAATAGAGTATGCCTCTGTTAAAGTTACATATTTACTTAAATCTGCTCTAGTTTTTACTCTACGAAATATATTTTTTACAAGTTTATACTTATATGCTTCGTCATCGGTAATTCCTTCTCCGACATATATGTTAGGTAAGTAAGAAAAATAAGATGCCATGTTTAATACCCCGCAGCTGCGTCATTAGCAGTAAGTAGTCTAGTTTCTGTGAATGTCATTGATAATGTGATTGCTGGTGCATCAACTCCTTTTCTATCAGGATCTTTAAATGATTTGTACTGTTGATCTGGAGTATAGTTGACGGAAATACCTGTGCATACAGAAGGATATATTTTAAAGTGTAAATCTCTCCTTCTACTACTTTGATTAGCACCTCCTCTACCAAATCTAACAAATCTTAATTGATATTGATCTGGAATTGTGAGGTAACGATCAGATTTAGCATATCCCTTATTATATTCAGAGAAAAAGTCTTTTTTGAAGATATCACTTTCACCTCTTCCTATTTCTTGACCATCTTGAGTTTCCCCATTCACTTTTTTACCAGGAAACTTAAATGATCCACTACTGTTGATTAGTTTCCTATCAAAGTTTGCTGATTGTATTTGAGGAAGAGTTCCTGTTTTTAAATAATCAATTATTGCTTTTACTTCTTGTGATTCTTTTCTACTTCTAGAGAAAAACTTAAAGGCAAAACTATGTGTTCTAAAACTTAGTCCTTGGAATATTTGCTCACTGTATGGGTTGAATATTCTACCTGCACCAAGTGCTTCAATAGTATTCATGTCAAGAGAACCTTGAAGTCCTAAGAAACCCGTAAAACCATTAACTAAACTCAACATAGCATTTGTTGAAAATTCTGGTAATGCAGCACCAGCAGCATCTGCTAATTGACTTGAAAGTTCTTTAAAATCAGTACCTGCAGATAGCATATTCATAGCTGCAACACCACCAACACCTATATCACTACGTTTATATGCAGGACCATAGGATGTTTGAACCTGTGCAGGTATTGCAATATAAGCAGTATCAGGGTGTTTTACTACCTTTTGTCTGTTGCCTGGTGTTTTTCTAGAGTAGAAAGTTTCGTGATCGTTGTCTTTGTACGCCACTCTTTGACGACGGATCATTATATAATCTGTCGCAGGTGTTGGATGGTCATCAATTCCATGACCATGCTCAACGGGGTTTTTTAATGGATATCTTAATATCGCCAAGGTTTCGTCCTAAATAGAAATAACACTTTTGTATATTTATGCGGTATCAAGGAAAATATCGTGCTTCTTTCCCAAGAAAGTATAAAGGTGACCACAATAATATTATTTATAGAAGTTCTTGGGAATATAAGTTCATGAAATGGTGTGATGTAACTCCAACTGTTCAAGAATGGGGTAGTGAAGAGATAATCATTCCTTATATATCACCTGTAGATGGTAAAAGACATAGGTATTTCCCTGATTTTTATGTAAAAATTCAAGGTAGGAAGTATTTGGTCGAAGTTAAACCATTAAAACAAACAATGGAACCTAAAACACAGAAAAGACATACTAAACGGTATATCAATGAAGTTGTTACATGGAGTGTGAATAAAGCTAAGTGGAAAGCTGCTACCGAGTTTTGTAAAGATCAAAACTGGGAATTTAAGATAATCACCGAGAAGGAGCTTAAAATCTAATGTCATTAGGACGAATTATAAAGGATTTATTTGCATCTATACCAACACCTACTAATGCAAGTAGTAATTCCCTAAGAGAATTTCAGTCTAAGATGTTTAGAGGGGAGAATAGTCCCTCTTATACAAGTCTGTACTCTGTTAGGTTTTCATCTTCACCTTTGTTCATGAGAAGCGGACAATATAGATTAGAAAGAGATGTAAATGCTTTTTTACTAGATTATATGGCACAGTCCATAAACCTTCCTAGTAAACAAGTTACTACTGCTGCTGTTGTTAATCAGGGTTCTGCAATTAAGTATCCAACTGGAGTTGCATTTAGTCAAATTAATATGACTTTTCAAATGCCTAGATCTCAAAGAACTAGATCAATATTTGAAAGATGGATTCAGTTGATAAGTAATGATGCAGATCAATACGTTGATTTCTATGAAGATTATTGCTGCCCTGTAGTAAGGATATATAAGTTGGAAAGAGGTGGCGGTGATCTCGCTGCTTTAGACTTTGTGTATGGTAGAGGTGTAAGAGACTCTGGATATGATCCTATGAGAGTAAGACAAAATGATGTGACTGCTTGTTGGGAACTCAGAAACTTATACCCAATGAATATTGGATCTGTTCAATTAAATGGTATGGATTCAAGATTAATGACTTTAACTGTTGGATTTAACTTTGAAAGGTATAGATTCTACCCTAAAGGTCAATTTGATTGGAGAGGTGTCTTACCTAATCCAGACATCAACCCAGATGCAGTTTCTAACCGAAGTACTTACTCATATCCTTCACAACCGAGGGGAGATGAGTCTTGGGTAGACAACTTCAAGTAACCTCATAAATAAAATTACTGAATTGAATTTCTATGGCATTACCTAAATTAAATACCCCAAAATTTAAAATGAAACTACCGTCAGACGGTAGAACTGTTAACTTTAGACCATTTCTTGTAAAAGAAGAAAAAATTCTTCTTATTGCTACTGAAACAGGTGATCAGGATAGCATGGTTAACGCTATCAAAGACATTATTATGGCATGTACTGACATTAAGGACGTGGATGCACTTCCTACATTTGATATTGAATTTGTATTCCTACAGATTAGAACAAAATCTGTTGGTGAATCAGTTGAAGTCGGTGTAACTTGCCCTGATGATGACGAGACCGAAGTAAAGGTTAATATTCCTTTAGATGAAATTAAAGTGAAGAAAACCAGAGGTCACAGTAAAGAAGTGAAATTAGATGGCGATATTACCCTTACAATGGGATATCCTAGTCTTGATACATTTGTTAAAATGAACTTTGCTGGCGAGCAAGTTGGTGTTGATCAAGTATTTGAAATGGCAGCAAGTTGTATTCAAACTGTAGCAGATGCTGAACAGGTATATGAATGCAAAGACTTACCTAAAGATGACATTATGGCATTTTTGGAGGGTATGACTTCTAACCAGTTCAAAAAAGTTCAAGACTTCTTTGAAACTATGCCTAAACTAGAGCATACAGTAGAAGTTGAGAATCCAAATACTAAAAAGAAGAGTGAAATCAAACTCGAAGGTCTAGCGGCTTTTTTCGGATAGCACTTCTTCATGCCACTTTGAAGAATTATTATGATACAAATTTTGCTCTAATTCATCATCATAAATGGCAAATCGAGTATATTGAAAACTTGATGCCTTGGGAAAAGGAAATTTATGTGAATTTATTAGTACAGTTCTTAGAGGAAGAGCAAAAACGCATGAGAGATCAAGAAGCAAAATCAAATGGCTAGAATAAGTGCCTATAAATTTGTTAGTCCCATAGCTGGTGGCAGTAATAAGTCACCTACAGTTGCTGCAGCTTCACGAAATCTTGTTGCACTTAATAATATTGGATTTTCTTTAACTGGTATAGCCAATACTGTTAACGATTTACATAGAATATCATTATTAACAGTAAAGAATGATAAACTAAGAGAGATAGCAGAGCGTAGAAGAGCTCAGAGAGAAAAAGATAGATTAGCGGAAGAAGAACTAGAAAATCGTAAAATTTTAAGAGGTTCAGCTAGTGTATATAAGAAGCAAGGAGAGAAAGGATTAAATAAACTAAAAAGAGCTCCTTGGGTAGATAAGTTACTAGATGGTATATTCGGTCCTTTTAAAGGTTTAGTAACTGCCCTCCTAGCTTTTGTAGGTAAAATATTTGCTTTTGCTGTCACCAGAGAGTTGATGGTATTTGTAGCAAATCCCGAAAATAAAAAGCAGATGATAACGTTCTTAGAAAGAACTGCTTTTGTTATACGGAAATTATATGATTTTACAAAATGGTTAGTTAAAGATAAATTTTTAGACGGATTCGCTTCGTTAACAGGAGAAGGTAATACATTTGGAGAAAGATTAAAAGGATTAGGAGATCTTTTAATAGGGATCACAACTTTGGGTGCTTTATTAAATCCATTTGGATTGATTGATGGTATTTTAAGACTTCTTGGGATGGATTTCTACAGACCTGATCCAGGTGCGGTAGATGGTTACAATACTTCTAATATTAAAAATAAGAATTCAAAAACGATAAAGAATAAAAATATAAAAAATAGAAGTATTAGTAATAAGGTAAATTATAACACAAAAGCTGGTTCTACTTTTAAGTTAGAGGCAACCAGAAAACTTAATATGATGAATAAGCTCGCACCTGAGGGTTTTAGGTGGGATGCAAAAGCAAACAAATATGTCTCTAAAGGTCCTGCTTTAATAAATGCAAATCAACCTAAAGGAAACATTACTAGCAAAGGTATAACAAGAATACCTCAAAGAGGTCTTATAAAACTTCTTGGAAAGAACGGTGCAGCGACTGTAAAAAATATCTTTAAGGGTTTCGGACAAAGAATACCTTGGATGGGTGGTTTATTCACTGCAATATATTCAATGATGAATGGTGATCCCATTGGGATGACCTTATTCAAGTCTTTAGGTTCTCTAGCAGGTGGAGCTTTAGGAACATTCTTACCTATTCCATTCTTAGGATCAATATTGGGTATGTATGCAGGTGAATATGTTGGTGAATTACTTTATATGGGATTCAATGGTAGTTCACCTGGTCAAATTGCAGAAAAAGTTAAAGCAGATTTTGTTGCTGCCTATAAGACTGCACTTCGAGGTGGTCAGATGGCACTTAACTGGATAGGAGGTACATTCAAAAGATTTTATGCAGGTATACCTAAATGGAAAATACCTGAGTTTCCTGGATGGGCAAAGTGGGCTGACTTTTTAAACATTGGTGGTAGAGAAATACCTGATCTTTTATGGTTAGCAAGTGGAGCTGTAGGTAACTTAGCTCCATTGAAGATGCTTTTAAAAGCAGCATTTAGTAGTGATCCAATTCCAAAAGGATCAATGAAAAAATATACCTTACCTAATTTCAATCGTGAGGGTGAAGGTAGTCCTGGAACTACAGGAAGAAGGCAAGAAATAGTTGATAGGAGAGTTGCAGCTGCAAATGCTCTCACTATGCCATACAGTGATAAGAAAAAATATAAGGCAAATCAGATTGTATATAAATCTGGTTTCATGGGATATAATAAAAAATATTATATCTTTGATGGATTTGGGATTGGTGCTGTATCAATGGCAAATCCTCTTACTGCTAAGAACTTTAGAACTGATGCAGAATATGAAGCATTCCAAGCTGCAGGTGGCACTAAAAGATTGCTTGAAGGTGGTATTACACCAGAAGAAATGGTTACTAAGGGTAGGAAATTACTCAATAAATCAAATATAGTAGCTACACCTACAGTTAATGACACTACAAAGAAAGAAGGGACATATAAGGACGGTGTACAAGTTATAAATGGAGAAGTAGTAGAAGTTAAAAATGGAGAGATAGTAAAGGAACCGATACCAGGTCCTGAAGGAGATGGAACTTATGAGCAAGGATATAATGATGGATACAGAGCAGGTGTTAATGAAACTGCTGCTGGTATTCAAGCGACCAATGATATGCAGACAGATAATGCTATCAACGCAACAAAATCTGTTCTATCATCTATGGATCCTAGAGATATTCCTCCAGACCATAGTATTCTTGAGAAAGGATTTTTAAGTCCTACTTTTAAAAATAAAAACAAACCAAGTACCTTTAATCTTAGTTATGCCAACATGCCTTTTGTTCCTAATAGTGAATATAAAGGTGTAGAAACAGATAACAAAAGATACGGTAACACAATGCCAGAAGGTGCTTTTGGTATAGGATCTAAATCAACAGATTCAAAGAAAAAAGCATGGTGGGATCCACTTGGTGTCTTTACAGGTAAATCTATTGGAGGCATGGTTCCAGCTAGATTGAAAGGTGCATCTACTGGTAAGAGTTTCTTCTTTGGTGGTATTATTAGAGGTATTACTAAGGCAGTTGGTGGTGTATTTAATGGTATTAAAAAGGCAGTTACTGGTATAGTTCAATCTCCTATCTTTAATATTGCTAGTACAATATTATCATTCACTCCTCTTGCTCCTATTGTTGCAGGTGTTCAAGCTGTCGCAGGTTTGGTCTCTGGTAATCCAATGCAAATGCTTAGTAGTGCATTTAGTCTTGGATCAACATTCTTCCCACAAACATTTTCAAATATTACCAGTGGTATAAACAATACATTTGGTAAGGTTCTTGGTGGTGGTATAAATGGATTCCTCTCAGGAGGACTACAAGGTGCTATGGGTGGATTGATGGGAGGCATACAAGGAATGTTACCTCAAGGAGTTCAAAACTTCTTTGGTAGAGTCGGTGGGTTTATTGAAAAATTCCCATCAGTAGGTGGATTAATTAATGCGATACCTGGTGTTGCAAACATACCAGGATTAGCAGGTCTATTTGGTTTACAGGATTTTGGTGGTATGCAATTTAATCCTATGAACATGTTCCAAGATATGGCTAATAACTTTGGTCTTGGAGGATTGTTTAGATCCATAACTGGTATGATGCAAGGTGAAGGAGGATTTATGGATGGAATGATTGATATGGCAGCAGAACTTGGTGTTAATCCGTCAGTCTTAGGTGTATCTCGACCTTTAGGAAGCACTCTCGGAAGAAATATGGCAGACTCTTCAAGAGAGTATGCTATGCAAACTTCATTAGAATTCATTCCTATTCCTGTAATTATTGAAAAACTAACACCAATTCCTAAGCCAGTTCCAATAAATACTCCAGTGCCCGTAAAACAACCAGCACCACCACAGCAACAAGAGAAGAAATAAATGGCAGTAACTAAAACTACCAAAATCAATATGTATAAACTGGTCTCGACGCAAGGCATCCAGACCAGAAATAATGCTACTGCGAGTGCGTTGGTTAAGAATGTACAGGCAATTAATAATATTGGAAAGACTTTAAATTCTGTATCTCTTGTATTAAAAGATATCAAGAAAATTGAACTTGATAGATTAGATGCAGAAAAGAAAAGAAGAATAAAAGAATCATTCGTTCCTCGATATACAAAACAAGAAGGAATAGGAGCATCAAAATTTATTAGTGACTTTGTTGCGAAACCCCCTAAGTCTTTTTGGGAATCATTATTACAGACATTCAGTGGATTAATTAAATTATTTGTTATAAGACCTATTCTTAAATGGTTATCTAACAAAGAAAACCTTAAAAAAGTTGAAGATGGATTAAAAGTACTCTACAAAGCTATAAAATTCCTATTCAATTTATCAAAGAGTATAGTTGGAACGACAATAAATGGACTGTACGATTTGCTGCGAGCAGATGCCAAATGGTATGAACGATTGTCGGGATTTGGTAAAGTCTTTGGAATGTTGGGTGGACTATTCCTTGGATTGCGATGGTTAAAGAATCCAGGCAAATTAATTAGAGATGTAAGATTTGTATTAGGAGGATTCCGTAAAGGTTTACTTCGTTCTCAGAATCAACTAAGAATGCAAAGAGGTATGAAACCTTTACCTGGTGCTGGTAAAGTTAAAGTACCTAGAACTAAATTTAGAGGCAGAGGTTGGGCTGGTTTAGTATTCATTAGTGGTATTGGTTTAGTTAATGTTCTTAGTGGTGAATCAGTTGAAGAAACTACACCAGAAATGGCAAAAGGTGGTTGGATATCTGGTCCTCAAGGAGGTTATCCAGTATCTACCAGAGGTAGAAAAGGAGCTGCTCCTGATTTCATAGGTCATGGAACTGAATATGTTGCAAAGAAAGATACTGGAGAATCATTCGTAATACCATTTGATACACCAGCGACTAGAGTTGCACCTAGCCTAACAATGGCTAACATGCAAACTGCTTCTATGTTAGGTTTCGATGTTCCCGATTCACCTCCAAGAATTAGCAATAATGGAATGTTCTTGGGTGGAGTATTTAAAGGTATAGGAAATGTCTTTAGTGGAAAGACATGGGGTGGAATGAATAAAGGGACAGGAAGAGATGGAACTTTTGGATCTGGAACTTGGGGATCAGGAAGACCAAGTGACGGAGATATTGGAAAATCTACTGGTGGTGGAACAAATTGGCTTAGTGGTCTTGGAAAAGGATTAATAGCTGCTGCACCAGATATAGGACAACTTATTGGTGGAGATAAAGGTGGTAGTATTGGTAGTATGATAGGTGGCTTTGCAAATCAGATGCAAAGTGGTGAAAAAATGTCATTTGGTAATGTTCTTGGGAATATATTACCTATTGCAGGTCAGTTCTTAGGTCCTAAGGCAAGTGGAATCATGGGCAATGTTTTGGGCATTGGTAACATGTTCTTTGGTCCGAACGCAGGTAATTACTCGTTTGGCGATAAGATCATGGGAGTACTGGATGGATTCGGTATGAGTGATAGTCCAATCGGTAGAATTATTGGTAATGTCTCTGGTGCAATGACTGGATTACAAAGTTCAATAGCAGGTAGTAGTGGATTTGGAGGGGGAAGCGGTGGTGGTGGAGCTGCAGCTGCTGCAGGTTTATCAGCTACACCAAATGTTGATACTGATGATGAGAAAAATTATGGAAAAGGAAATCCTGCAGTATCTGGTGGTGGTATCGGAGCAGCGATTAGAGGTGGACAATGGGCATTAGGAAAAGGATTTACAGTAAGTGAACATCGTAATTTTAGAAATAATAAATGGAATAAGTTTACTGCTAACACAGGAAAGGGATTTGTTGCAGGTGGTGGACAAAAAATGGGTAAACATGCTAAAGATAGTCTTCATACTAGAGGACTAGCATTAGATGTTACTGATTACAGAGATGGTGATTTTAGAAGTAGAATTGGATCTCTAGCAGGTGAAGCATATGGAATGAGAAAGGCATTGAATCTTACACAGATCATTCATGATGGTTGGGGTGCATGGTTTGGTGGTAAGAAACGAGGTCCAGGATCATATGGTCATCCTTCACATATGCATATGGGATTTGCTGATGAAAAAATACCTGGTGGAGAAGCAGGTGGTATTGGTTTGAGTGGTACTGATATGAATTTATTAGGTCAGTATGTTTCTGCAGAATCAAAAGGTGCTACTCCTTTAGAATCTGCATTGATTGCTAGATCTGCTGTCAATGCTGGTGGTGCATATGCTTCTGGTCAAAGTCCAAGTTTATTTGGTGCACCAGGTGCTAGTAGTTTCTTTGATATACTTGATTCGCAGTCAACTAATTCAAATTGGTATGGAGCTCCTTTAGGTGGTGCAGACACAGCAAAGGCATTTGGAGCTATAAATCTAGGATTGAATACTGATAAGATGTATGATTTCTTAGGAAATGCAGGAATGCCAGATTCATTCTCAAACTTATTCTTAAACTCTACAGAAGCTAAGAGAGGAACTGGATTAAACAAAGGAACACCTTTTGGCAAATTTACTTTTAGTACTGGTGGTAGCACTTATTATGATAAGGCAGTTAAAAATTTAGGTGCTGACTTTAATCCATTCGCTAAAAATGATAAAGGTGTTGGATCAGACGCATTTGGTTTTGGTGGTCTTGATATGCCTAGTTTAGCAGGTAAAGCAGAAGGGACTGCTACATCATATGGTGGAACTCAAGGTGGAACTCAAAAACCAGGTGGTAATCTTGCTGCAATGTATACAGCAAATCAAAAAGGAGAGAACCATGGTGGTCCTGAAGGAACAAAAGATAAAGGTAGAAATGCATACGCATTCCAAAAGGTAACAAGAGAAAGAGAATATGCTAGAAGTCAATTACAACAAAAACATAGTCAGATGTTGCAACAGACTATTGCACAAGTTCAAGCACATAACGCATCTGTTAGAGCATCAGTAGCACAAGCACAAAGTGCTATAAGTCAAATTATGGGATCTCAAGCTGCTGCTATGGGAACCATCAGTGGTCTTGGTGGTAAAGTTCAGAGAACTGCTGCTACTCTAACTTCCATAAATTCTACAGCAGCCTTCTTAGCATAATATGTCAGAATTCAGACAGTCCTTAAATGAATATGGTATTAGACTCATGGTTTTTCGTGATAGAAAAAGACTTGAGAATGATGATGGTGCTTTTAACTATATTGAATTTCTTAGAGGATGTGAAATATTTGAATCAATAACACAATCTGCTATTGAAGCATCATTTATATTTGAAGATGCTGCAGGTATGAGTGGTATCTTTACTGGATCTGAAATAATTAAAATTCAAGTAAGTACACCTAATCTTGATAGAGAATGGGTCTTTAGAAGTTTTAAGATTGGTGCTCGTGCAAGAACTAAAGAATCAACAGATGTATTTCAAGTTGATGCTGTATCAGAAGAGTTTATCAAGAATGAAACTGTTAATATATTTGGACACAGTGAAGTAATATTTCAAGGAAAAACAGAAGCAGCTGAAATTGTTGAGATGTTAATGAGAGATGAAAGATATCTTGCTTCTAGAAAAAATCTTTACTTAGAAGAAACTGTTAATAAACATTCTTTCCTATCTCCTAACTGGAGACCACTTGATTTAATTAACTGGATGCTCCAAAAAACTGTTCGTAAATCATCTCAAACAGGTGGATTCCAAAATGGATTTTGTTTTTATGAAAATGATTTAGGATTTCATATGAAATCTTTTGATAAGATGGTTGAAGATGTCAATGAACAACCTCTAGGAAAAGATACTAATTACAATACTGGTATTCCTAGAATGTATCGCTATAGTTATACAGAAAAAAATATAGATCCTCAATCAGATTTCCTCAACATATCGGGTTTTTCTTTCCCTAAAGAAAAGGATATGATAGAAGGATTACGTCATGGAGCTTGGGGTGGATATAGTGTAGGTTTTGATCCTGTCACGATATCCTCATCAAAAATGGGATTGAGTAAAGATATGTCTACTGATGCTATCACATATAAAATGGATGATGTCTGGTCAAAAATGGCACATTTAGATGGTAAGAAAACTGTCAATCCTATAGAACAGATGGACAGCGATTACAAACAAATACTTGCAACTCCTAAGAGAGTTCGCTATAGTATGCTTAGTAACCAAGTTTTTGATCCTAAATTTGTTGATAACCCTCAAGCAAACTACCCAGAACAGGCAGAATTGCAGGCATATCAATGGATGAGAATGGAAACTTTAAAAAATATTCAGATGAATATTACCGTGCCTGGTAATTTAGATCTTTATATTGGTGCTGGTATCTTAGTTGAAATTCCAACTGCTTACACAACAGGAGAAGGTAAACGATCTGATATGAAATACAGTGGTAAGTATATGATTAAAAGCATTACTCACTCATTCGTAGGAAATCAGTTCACAACCGAGTGTTCTTTAATCAAAGATTCTATTCTAAGAGACAAAGGTATACCAACCCCACCCCCAGTTACTCAAATTTAGCCTAAATAGTTCTGTATCAACGAGGTACAATATGAAAACAATAGAAGAACACATCCAAAAAGATCACGAAATCTTAGACAATCCAATGGCATCACCTGCAGCACGCAGACATGCTAAAGTCGAATTACATGAACTGGAAGTTTACGCAGAGCATCATCACGATGAAATCGAAGCAGGAGATCACCATGATCCTAATGCATTAGAACTATTTTGTGAAATGCATCCAGATGAGCCAGAATGTTTAGTGTATGACGATTAGCTTTGATGATGCACTTTTAGGTCATTGGACAAACAGACACCAAGCACAATCTAATCCTTTAGGATTTGCTTCCGTAGAATTAGAATGGGGTATAGACTACAGCGATGTAGATCAAATTTGGTATACGTCAAAAAACTATTATAGAAAAGAGGGTCCTAACAAACCTTATCGGAGTGGGAGACACAAAATGTCTCTTATAAGGGGGGACTCTTTTTTAATGGAAAATTACAGTGAAGATGGAACTAAAAGACAAGGATGCGATATGTTATTTGTCGAGATCAATGGCAAATGGGAAGGCAGATTATTCGCAGAGGGACAATGTGTTATGGGTGGTGCTATAGTTAGTTCACACATGATACTATTTGGAGATAAATTACACAGTGCGGATCAAGGAAGAGATGAGCATGGTAATTTAATTTGGGGTACTGATCATTTTTATAAGTTCACGAGACTTGCTAAATAATAAAAAAACTATAAGTAGATGGCAACTGTCGAAGGTATCTTCAATGAACCATCAGTAAACTTTGTCGGAAAAGACGGTTTCTTCTGGTGGGTCGGAGAGATAGAAGACAATGAAGATCCTATGGAACTTGGCAGAGTTAAATGTCGTGTTCTAGGATATTATACAAATTTTAAAGGAGGAACAGTAGCTGATCTGCCCTCCAAGTTTTTGCCATGGGCTACTGTATTACAACATACATGTCAAGCAGGTAATGATGGACAAGGTGAATCATCAGGTCAATTACAACCTGGTGCTATTGTCATGGGTTTCTTCATGGATGGTGAAGTTGCACAAATGCCAATAGTAATTGGTGTTATGAGAGTTCAGAAAGCTACTCAAACAAAAAACGTAAGAGAGTTTTCATTTACAGGATCAACAATGTATCCTGGTACTGCTCCTAACCCTTCTGCTATTCATCCAGCAGATAACAATACTGCAGATCCAGATAAACCTCAAAGACAAGGAAATACAAACGTTGTTGCTTTCGCAGGTCAACAGAAAACTAAATTAGGTGGTGATGGATCACCAAAAAATTTAGGATCAGAACCTGGCATACCAGGTAGCAGTATAAATCCAATCAAACCTTTAGATCCTGCAAAACCTATACCTGTTGCTAACGGTGTTGGAGGTCCTTGGAAGACACTAGAATATAAGTTATCATATTTAATTGAAGATCTTGCCGATACCTCTGCTAATCTAATTCAAGCAGAAGCATCTGGTTATGTTGATATTGTAATTGGTAAATTAGTAACTAAGGAAGAACTTACTGCTCGTATTCATAACTTCTTGAGTTCTATATTTGCACAGATAATATCTGCTATGCGTCAAGGAATGACTCATTTAGCAGATGAGTTACAATTATCAAAAATTATTGTGAGTTCTACAGGAGTTCCTTTTTCTATTCATCAAAAGATACAAACTTCTGTAAGTACAATTCTATCTTCACTATGCACACTAGACGCTAATATTACCACATACACTGCTGGTCCTTTAAAAGCGGTGACAGATGCTTTAGATACTCACCTTGCTAGTGCATCTAGTAAATCTACATGGGTAACAAAGACTGTAGATGAAGTTGTTGCAGCAGTTTTATTAGAGGCAGATACAATTATAAAAAATATTGGTGATGTAGTTAAAAGTGTTAAAGATATTCTTAAAGATGTAGATGATGCAGCAGGTATTGTTAGTCAATGGGAAGCAGCACAAACTATCTTTGGTGTAGATCTTTTTAGTAAAAATTTATCTGATCTTATGAAAGATTTGATAGGTTTCCATACAAGTGGATGTAGTAGAGGATATGATAGTGCAAAAGATATTTCTGGTTGGTATCCTTTATTTGGTGTAACTCGTTGTGCATTTACAGATTTAGAAAAAATTAATAAAATACGAGGATCAAACCGAGGAGACGGAAAAGGTAATACGGGTAATGGATTATTTTCTGCACTATACGAAGATGCTGATCCATATTTAACATCTGCTAAGAACTATCCAAATGGTTCATATGATCTATGGTTGGGAACACCAGGTCGTCAAGGTGAAGTTCATAAAAATTCTAACGGAACTACACATACATCAATCAAATTTAATAACTCACACTTTGCAGAAAAAGTTGCTAGGGATGTGTATAGAAAGAATCATCCAAGTGCAACTGAAGAAGAAGTGGCAGCAGCAGTTGAAGAATTTAGAAAGAAACAAGCAACTTCAGATACTGGTGCATTGGTTGCAGATCATATATCATATGCAGGTACTCTTACACAGGAAGTTCATGGTGATGATTGTAAATTAATTAATGGAGATAATGCTGTTAGTATTGATGGTGATTATTTTTTAAAGGTCACTGGTAATTGTCATATTGAAGTTGGTGGTGGTTTCTTCTTTACTGCTGAAGGTGCACCCAAGTCAGTTAATAAAAATGGTAAAGCAGTTTCTGATAAGATACAAAAACATGCTATTAAGTTTGGATCTGATGTTGATATGACAGTTGTAGGTGCTAAGTTTGAATTACAAAGCACAGAAACTAATCTTGCAGCTATATCTACAAAGATTACAGGTACTATATTTGAAAATAATTGTCACCAACAAACTATGAGTGGTATTGAATTACTATTTTCTGCAGATAGTTCTATAGAACAAGTTACACCACATCTACTACAATTAATAAACACAGAACCAGTTACAACATCTAAGAAAGTTACAGGTATTAGGACAGTAGTAACAGGTGGTATTGAAACAGTTATCAATCCTCCTGATACTGAAATCTATAAACTAATTACAGGAAACGAATTAGATGCTACAATAAGAAATGGTAAGTATCGTCTAATTAAAACTACTAACATTACAGACTTATGATTTTCTTTTCTTTTATACTATCATTATTTGCTAATCATCTTCCTGTGATGTATGTGCAAGTGCCTCAGTGGGCAGATGATTGGGCAGTGTGTGCTGTAGATATACCTGATGCAAAATGTCATTGGTATGTCATGGCTCCAGACAATACCTTTGGTGAAGGTTTTGATTGGGAAGAAGCACCTTGGTTTGATGCCAATGGATTGAATGACATAGCACCTATGCAAGCAAAGACAGTTGTAGAAAAACTTCAAGAACAACCTTGACAACCTTCTTTGTTTATCCTATAATGTTGGATAAATGAAGATTCTAATGACTGACGACGAAACACTTGTAGTAGAACATGTTTTTATTAACCTTTCTAAAAGGAAAGTGACACTCCTTGATAACGAGGGGTATGAACAGGACATTGACTACAAATTTGATTCAGAAGGATCTGCAGGTTTTACTGAAACTATTGGTATGATTCAAGATCAAGTGGAATCTGATCAAATAACTTACGTTCTTTCTGAGGATTTAGAAAAGTGAACCATGAACCGATTAGTGTAACACAAGAAGAAGCAGAAGACAAAATTGGATTTATGATAGACATGTGCTATCGTAATCGTTGTGTCTGGAGAATAGAAAGACCAGACGGTACTGCTGTTTTATTGTCTCCACTTATCCAATCTGCACCCCCAATAAATAGTGATGTGATCGACCAAGTAGAAGAATTTAGAAAACAATTTCTAGAAGGACAATCCGATGAAAATCCCGAATTGGCAGCACCACAGTAGAAAAGAACAAAAGAGGACATTGAAACCTCAAGCACTTCGTCGTGCTAAAAGACGATTACAAGCACTCAAAGCAAAACTTCATTATGGTAACACCAATCAAAGTAACATCTTTAGATAGTACACCTGCACTAGGACAAGAACCATTTAAGAAAGCACTATTCCCAATAAACCCTTTCTTTCATTTTCCTGCAGTAAACGCAACTGAATTTATAGCAAAAATTAAATCTATTCCAAGAGAACCTCAGAATGAAAAATTTCTGTGGGGAACTAGAAGTAAGTGTGACAAATATTTGTGTGAAGATATAGAAGAGTGGGTTCCTTTTTGGAGAGATAATTTAAGATATTTTACGGACAGATTAGGACAAGAAGGTTCTCTTCATTGTGGATTTCATTATAGACCATATCAACCTTGGATTAATTGGTATAGTCGTGGAAACTTTCAAGAAATGCACGATCATAACGAACATGATTTAGTTGGTGTATTCTTTGCTGAAGTACCTGAGGATGGTGCTAAATTTTATTTTGAAGATAGAACTTTCCCCATGCTCTCAATGCCTTGG